GCTAGAACAGCTGGCGCTTGGGGAAACAATCTTAAAGTTTCCATTTGTGCAGATTCTACTGTTTATGAGGAATTAGCTAAAACTACAATTGCATCTTCTAACCTATCGGTTGGAGATACAAGTTTAGATTTGGCTAGTGCTACAGGATTTACAGTTGGAGACATTATAAATTTTGGTGAAACTGGTGGTTATGAGTATCGTGTTACAGTTATCTCTTCTGCTACAATTACTTTTGTAAGACATCCTGAAGGAACTGGTGGTTTACATACCGTTCCGGAAGTAGCAACAGGACAAGGTTCTGTTGGTGTTAGTGTTAGAAGAAGATGGCAGTATTACGACCAAGTTGAAGGCGCTCCTGGAACATCACCCTATGTTTCCGACAGAGGAGGCTCAGGAGATGAGCTTCATGTAGTTGTCGTTGATGAGGATGGTGGCATTTCAGGCAAAGCTTTAGAGGTATTAGAAGTTTATAATTCTGTATCTAAAGGCTCTGATGCTAAAACACCACAAGGAGACACAAATTATTATGCTGATGTAATCTACAATAAATCTGCTTACATTTATTGGTTAGACCATCATTCAAGTGGAACTAATTGGGGAACCGTAGTTTTAGGTAAAACATTTACTGCTGTATCAACTGTTAAAAATGACAGTTTATCATCAGGAACAGATGGTTCTACCGTTACAGATGCTCAATTACAAACCGCTTTTGAAAAATTTAATGACCCAGAAACTGTTGATATTAGTTTAATAATCGCAGGACCTTCTGGTTCAACAACTCACATTGATAATTTAATTACTATCGCAGAAAACAGAAAAGATGCAATTGTATTTGCTTCACCACAAAGAAGTGATGTAGTAAATATTGCAAGTGCTTCAACACAAAGAAATAATGTTACAGGCTTTTTTGATAGCATTAGAAGTTCATCTTATGTTGTTTTTGATAGTGGATACAAATATCAATATGATAGATATAATGATGTTTACCGTTATGTTCCTTTAAATGGGGATATTGCAGGACTAGCATGTAGAACAGATTTAATTGCTGATTCTTGGTGGTCACCTGCAGGTCTTAATAGAGGAATTATTAGAGGTGCAGTTAAACTTGCATTTAATCCTGAAAAACTTCATAGGGATGACCTTTATAGAAAAAGAGTCAATCCTGTTGTAACTTTTCCTGGAATAGGAACAGTTCTTTTTGGAGATAAAACTGGATTAGCAGCACCAAGTGCCTTTGATAGAATTAATGTTAGACGATTATTCATAGTATTAGAAAAAGCAATATCAACAGCGGCTAAATTTCAGCTCTTCGAGTTTAATGATGAATTTACAAGAGCTAATTTCAGAAATGTAATCGAACCATTTTTGAGAGATGTGCAAGGTCGTAGAGGTATTACTGACTTTTTGGTTGTGTGTGATGAAACAAACAACCCAGGAAGTGTTATAGATAGAAATGAATTTGTAGCAGATATATATGTTAAACCTGCTCGTTCTATCAACTTTATTACTTTAAAATTTATCGCAACACGAACAGGAGTGGCTTTCGAAGAAGTCGCTGGTTAATAGGGGAATAGAAACATGCCAAATATTAATGATTTCAAAGCTAAATTAGCCGGTGGTGGTGCAAGAGCCAATCAGTTTAAGGTAGTATTACCTTTTCCTGGTTATGCTCAAGTAGGTGGTGAAATTGAAACACTGGCATTTATGTGCCGTGGAACTCAATTGCCTGCTATGACCGTAGAAGAGGTTCCTGTTATGTTTAGAGGAAGACCTATCTATATCGCTGGCGACCGAACATTTGAACCTTGGCCGGTAATTGTTTATAATGATACTGACTTTTTACTTCGTAATGCTTTCGAAAGATGGCATAACGGAATTAATAATATGTCAGATAATGAAGGATTAACAAATCCTGCCGACTATCAAGTTGATGCTTTTATTGACCACTTGGACAGAAATGGAAATACAGTTAAATCTTATACTTTAAGAGGATGTTTTCCACTTTCAATAGCTTCAATTGATTTAAGTTATGAC